CCTTTTGCGCACCATCTAATACCATCGTTTTTAAGGCGCCCTCAGTTGTTGCTATATTTGCCAATTCTTGAACTCCTTGCAACAATGCCATTGCGCCCTGCGCTTGTGCTAATGTTTTAGTTAACTTCTCGTTCTCATTGCCAAACAATGCAGCGGCACCAGCAGCCACAGAAGCGGCAGCGGCTACACCTCTAAATGCAGTTACAACCGCATCAATGCGCTTTGTATCCGATGCAAGGGCTTTTACTTTGTCGTTAACATCGCCAATAGTATCTTGCAACTCGGCAGCGCGCTTTGTGGCTTCGCGCATTTCCTTTTCACCTAACGAACCCGAAGCGATTTGCGCTTTAAGTTCTTTAAGTTCTTGTTTCATTGATTTGAAACCAGTTCCTGCTTGCTTTGTTTCTTTCGTTACCTCAGCCAAATGGTCAGCGAAGCCCTCCATAACGCCCGCTTGTATTTCGGCCATCAATCCCTCAACCTCGGAATTTAGTTTTCCGAACTCGGTTGTGGATTTAGTAATGTTTTGTATAAATTCTTTTTGCTCTTGGTTTACTTGTGCAAATGCAGCAGCATCTTCTTTGCTGATTTTACCCAATAATTCTAACTGTTTAATCGCGGGTTCTAAACCACTTGTGTCAGCTACAAACTTTATTATTACATTTTCCAACTGCCATGCTATTTGGGCGGTTTAGGTTGTGTCTTCTTTGCCTCATTGGCGAAGAAAAAGAAATCGTACAAAGTTAATAAATTTATTTGATAATTCGCGGGCAAATATTTTAAAACTGCAATCTTTAATCTTTCTCTGCTTGCAATTCCTTCCCTAACATCTGTAATGAAAGAATATCCTGTTGAATCTGTTCTACCTTTTCCACTATCGCTAAATACGTCAGGGAAGTGTCGCCTGATTTCGCTAAAAACGGTATTAATTTCTTTATTGGCATTGACAAAAAAAAACTCTCACCCGCGTTCTCCTTCCAGTTCTTAATCTTCTTTTCGTTGGCTTTGAAATCATAGCGTGTCAATGGTTCGTTTTTATCAACAAACGCAACCGATGCCACCTTATAAATGATTTCTTTGCTTATGATGAAGTTGCAGCGTTCCTCAAATCGCATCTGTAACTTAATGATTTCGTTTAGGTTTATCTTTTTCGGATCACTTAACAACTTGCTCATAGCAGCGTTGTAATTCTTAATGTAATCATTCGTAACACCGTTTTGCATTTCTTGGTAAAACGTTAACGCCTCCAATCCACGTTCGTATGGGAGGTTATTCTTATCCACAAACTCGAAATAATCAACTCCTCCGCATTTGAATGCAAATTGCAAAGGAAAATCTGATTTATATGTTGGTGGCGAGTTCCGAAAGCGCTTTTTTACCAGTTCGATTAATTTCATATTGTTTAGATTTTACATAAATTATTATTTTGTTTGATTCTTTGTTGTAGGTTCGTTTCTTTTCTGAGCCACCGCATCCGCAAGTTTGCCCTGTAAAATACCAACCCAACCCCGTTAGAAATGTGTGCGCTTCTTCAATCTCCATAATAAAACAATTTAGAAACTAAGGCATTAACGCCACAAAGGATTAATAAATAAGGTATGATGTGTATTTCAGGATGAAAATAAAACCAACCAGCTATTCCCCAAACTGAAGCCATACAAGGGGGGCAGTCAAATAGTGGCTTACTGCTATACTCACCAATGCAATCACGTATGTAATCGGCAACTGCTCCGAATATCATTCCCTCACGAGTAACGCAATGGATGCCTAAACACGCAAGACTATTCAGGGCAAGTAAAAGGAATAACTGCATCTGTATCATCGGTTGTTTGGTTAATAAAATTTAATGTTATTGAACTATATTCATTGTCGCAAACGGTCAACAATAATGGCGGTTGGTTAGGCTTTGACACCTCAACCAAAACGGGGCCTGTGCCAACATTCCAAAATCCGTTATTGTCAATGCTGATTGTCGCATCGTAAATATTTGATGTTACCTCACGCTTTAATACCCATCCATTTGCATAGGTAAACGTAACAATGTAATCGGTATCAGCGGTTAATGTTGTGAAGTCAAAAATAAGAGTTTCTACACAGCCTGACACGTCTTGCGTGTATGATTCGTTGCAGTTAAGTAGTGCCATTTTATTTTCTGTATTGCGTTAAACTCATCCACCAAAGGATTAAGGCCATTATTATTTCTATTAAATTACCCATTATTATTATTTTTTATTCCGTAAAAGTACAAATCTTGTGGAAACTCTTTGCGGGTTTTGAATTTATATTGTGAAAATATATCCAACATTGTATCAATGCCATCAACACAGAATACTTTTTCAATATCTTCCTGCCTTAAATTTTTATAATAATCCGTTGTAAATGGTGAATCTTTTGGGCTTGTTCTCGTTGTTCCATGTTCTGGGCGTCCTGGTGCGGCACAACTAAATAATAACAAACCTCCTTTCTTTAGCAAGTTGTAAGCATTGCGCAATGTTTCAGCATAGAATTTATCATGCTCAAAGCATTCAGTTGAAATCACAACATCGAATTTATCTTCGCTTTGGTATAAGTGCCCGGAGCAAACGACATCGACATTTTGACCTTGTCCAATATCAATTCCGGTATAATCGCAGTTGTCAAACAAGTAACGATTATTACCGTTAATGTCTAAACTTCCAATGTCAAGTACACGAGTACCGATGAAATATTCCGGGTGTGCTGCCTTGACTAATTCGCACCAGTCCTTTTGTTCTTGATGAGCCATTACTTTTTATATTTCGTTATAAATACCTCGTTATCCTCCAACTGTATCAACCCCAATTCGGGCAGCCTTGATGTTGTGCTAATCTCGCTTTGGATAGCCAACCCATGCAACTCAAATGGTGTTGCATATTGTGCTAACCAATCATCACCATTGGCAATGCGTAACTCAACCGGAATAGGGTCATATTTGCTAATATGCATCAACATTAAGCATCCCCATCCATAAGGGCGTTGCTTCATTGCCTTTATGTGTATGTTTTCGCTTTGCTTTAGTTGATAGTTTTCCCATGCCATGCCGATTACTCCTAAGTGTGCAAGGCTGCCATCATCATACAAGCCTAAGAATGAAGGGTCGAAAGTAATATCATCATTACATATCGCTATGTTTTCAAATCGGCTAAGTAATGCACCAATGTTCCATGCCGCGTTAACCATGATGTTAACTGGCAGTTTAATATGCTCAATCTTATCCGATTTCGGAAGATATGGTGTATCAATATAGTTATTGTTTATGATGATGACCTCACCAACATTCTGGCAGTTGATAAGTGATTCGATTAACGGAACAGTGCGCTCCGATTTCCACATTGTAGGTATTATTACGCTAAACATTCGGCAAATATATAAAATTTTTTAAATATGTATTGCAAGCATATCGAAAAGTATCTAACGCATCGGCTTGTTGAGTTGGGTCGTTTCGGTCTGTTTTCTTGATCGTGCCATCTGGAAGCACCGCCACGTTTTCTAAATCGAATTGCAACCCCTTAGTCATTTCGGTGTCGAGTTCAACCGTCCCCCTGGCTAATAATGAGTTGACTAGCATTCGGTTATCCTCCAATGATGGGTTTACATTCGGCACCATCATTTGATGGTTGCTCAGTCCGAACTTATGCCGAATAACAACATAATAGTTGAGGTTATCCTGCACCAATGCGCTTGATGACTTACCGGAAGCATCACCAGTTACTTGATACAGCGCGTTTCCGTACTTGGATTTTATCACATCGCAAAGTTGGTATATGTCGCTGTTTGCAAGTTTTATTGTTTCCTTAACCCTAATTGTTGATGGCGGCATGACTTGTAATACTGAACAACAAATCGGATTTCGATTAAAGTCAAAGCTAAGTATGATAGGAAGTTGTTTGTTTAGGGTAACGGGTTTGAGGTGTTTCTGTGGGTCGTAGGCGTATGCCCAACGGTTGCCATCCATATCAAAGTTAGTCCAGTCTCCTCCAATAAACTGCCTGCGATAACGCTCATCCATTCGCGCCCAAACTTTCTTTTGCTCATCAGTTACAAAAGCATTATCCTCTGGCAATGCAAGCTGATAGTAAAACTCTGACCCTAACTCCCCTTTAAGATATGGAATATGTATTTCTTCTTTAATCCATGTTTGAGTTGGATTAAATGTTGCTAATGTCATAGGCATAGGCATCTTATCGATATACCAGCTACCAACACGACTACTTGCAATATTCCATAGTTTTTTGCTTAATTCCTCAATCTGTTCAAAGTATATTCCATTGGTTTCAAGCCCTAAGAATGCGTTAAGTTCAGGGTCATGACTTATGTTTTCTGCCATAAAAAATATCTTTGCCTTGGTTCTTGTATTTTCAACAAAGTAATTAGACTTGTCCCGACTCCATCGGTAATGACTTGCACCATCAATTATTTTTTCAAATGTCGGTATAATTGTTTTAACCAATTTAGGAAAATCAGAACGTATAACGTGCCACTTTGAATTGGGGTATATTGATGCCAACCTCAACCAAATTGTAGCGCAAATAAAAGATTTGCCACCTCGAATAGCACCCCCATAAAATAGGTTTCTTTTTTCTGTTTTCCCTTGTGAGGCTGCCATAGCTTGTATAAAGAAATCATACTGCTTTGGATTGGCTTGTAAATTAACAATCATTAAATTTCAATCTCTGTTCCATCCGGCAGCTTTACTGTTGCTGATGGGCGTTGGTCGGTGATGGTTGTTTCTGTTTTCGCTGGCGCATAATCCCCAGCCATCTTGTTGAGCTCGGCTATCGCGGCTCTACGGTCGGAATGGTCTGGGTCTGCAGGATATTCCATAATCTTACCCGCAATCACAAACGGTTTCTTTACCTTAACCTCACCGCGTGCCATCTTCGATAAATACTCCATGCGCTCCGTTTTGCTCATAATATTCATAACCGCAATATCACTCGCTAACTTATCTTTTGCTTCTTCAATTATCTTGCCTACTCTCTCTCGTTCAATCTGTATCTGTGCCGCGTATTTCTTTGCAAGTGTTGATCCCTTTTGTCTTGCCGAAGCCGATGATGTTCCAGGCTTTGCAATAGCCTTTAAATAGGCTTTATCCTGCTCGCTTCCTCCTGCAACTAATTCAATAAACTTTTGATGTTTATATGGGATTATCATTGCGATATAATTGATTTTAATTCATTAATCATATCACTCCTTAATTGTAATTCCTGCATTCTCCATCCCTTTTGAATAGCTAAATGCTTCTCAAAATCTTGATTACAATAGTCTATTTTCTCTTGTAACGACTTGTAATCAGTCACAATGTAATCCTTGATTTGTTCCTCAAAGTATGCTAATTCAGATTTACGTATAGTATTCCAACAATTTATATCAAAAAATACTACAACATTACAAAATCCAGCTTCATACCATCTATTAGCAAGGTTATTAAATACGTTGTGAGTGTACTTATCCTCAATGTACAACGAGTATCTAAATAGATTTAACGTTTCCTTTCTATCTGACCAACTAATTGTATCTAAATATTTCGGATTACAACCAGCATGTTTAAATTTCTTCATATTCTTGGTCGATGTACTCAAATACAAACCACCTTGTATATATTTTTTGAAATAATCGGCTCTATCATCTCTCCACCTCCCATAATAAATGCAATCGTATTTTTTTGCGATTAGTTGGTTAGGTTGTTTGGCAACAAGTAAGTTAATATTTATATCAAATACTTTATTTATTCTATCCTTTTTCCCTGCTAATTTGCCTAATGTTTCGTAATTTTTTATTACATTGTATTTTACGTTTAAGTAATACAGAGGTTGACTCGTTTGCTGTTCATATTCTCCACTTAAAAAGTAATATGATGCATTTTTTGATTTTAAGCAGAATTCCTTTGTTAGGTTTATTTCTGTAAATGGACTCCCAAATCCGAATATAAACACATCATATTCTCTATTATTGTTGAATTGATTTATGGAATAGATAAATTCAGCATTTAATTCTTTAGCCAAAAGCGCGAAATTCCTCATATTGACAGCTGTATGAATTTGCCCAACTTTATTATTATTTTTTACATCTAACAACGCAATCCTCATAATGCAGCCTTGATTAGGAAATCTTCATAAGATATTTTTTTACCAGACACATTCAATTTGGATTGTAACTTTTCAAGTTGTTCAATATTATCACAATCAATAGTGAATTTTACCTGCTCATTAAATCCATCAACTTCTTCAATGTCTTGTTGACTGGCATTAATCCCCCACTCCTCGCAAACAGCAACACCCAATTCAGCCTCTACTAATTCAGCATCAAATACAATATTAGCCTTTGCCGAGGCATTATCAGCAAGTGCCATTTCGCGCCCTTGTTGACTATCAAGGTCAATATCGGTACGCTTTACGGCTATTAGTTGACTGCCATCGGTCTCAACAACTAAAATATTTTCGATGCCTGAATATTCAACGGATTTATTTCCTGCGATTATACGGTTGTTTTTATCTAAAAGGATACTTCTACCCGCTCCAAACTTTTCAAACGATTTGCGTATCATTTCTGCGCCAATATCGCTGCCTTTATTGAAGTTCTTATCATCGCTAATTAGCTCAGTTGACTTGATATTTACAGGTTGTTTACTTTTCATTAATCAATAACGGTTGTTAAACATTTATTTTCATAATATTTTACATTCTTTTCTGCCCTAAATGGCATCATAGGAACATTTAATAAATCAACATACTTTCGCATATCGTTAACATTATCAAATGTTTTGCTGTCGATATACTTGCCATTTAAAACGGTGTGTATGATATACGTTTGTTTACTTTTCACGCCACAAAGATACGAATTATTTTAGAATTGCAAATAAATCAGTTTGTACCTGCTCAAACGATGTCGCAATAATGTAATGCCCTCCATCAGATTCAACAGCTGCTTTGCGTCTTTTCTGTTCATCGCTCATTCGGTCGGTTGGTGATTTTACTTCGATAGCAAACAGTTTACCTTTGATCAACGCCTGAATATCCTCCATTCCTGTATGTGTTCCTTTCAGAAATCCAACACCAGGACGATAACGGCCCTCGCTGCTGATTCGCCTTGCACTATTGCACCCATGTACTGATTTTAGGTAGGCAATAATCAAATCGGTAAACTTGTTGGTGTTGAATGCGTCTTTGGTGACTTTATGCTCAATGATGTTGTTTACTGGTAAATCCAAGTGATTTGTTGTAAGTTCCGTTTTGCGTTTCTTAACTACTTTCTTTTTCGTTAGGTTAAACCGCTCAATCGGTAGCGTGTCATGAAAGCGCGGTTGCATTTGTGTTCGCTTCCATTCATGGTAATGTTGTTCAAATTCGGGGATGCTAAAAATGTTCATTTGGTTGTAATTTATTCGTGAATACTGGTGCTTCGTTATTTATTGCTTCGTTAATATCTCTAAACTTGGTATATTGTCCATCCCATCCGAGAATAATATTATCGGTTACAGCACCATTTCGATGCTTTGCAATAATAAACTTTGCTTTGCCAACGGTGCTATTTCCCTCGTCATCCTCCATAATTCCATGTGCTTCAGGTCTGAATAAAAACGTAACCATGTCTGCATCTTGTTCAATGCTTCCTGATTCTCTAAGGTCTGAAAGTATTGGTGTTTTGTCGGCTCGTTCCTCAACCTTTCGGCTCAATTGTGACAGTGCTATTATTGGAATATTTAATTCTTTAGCTATCCCTTTTAATGATCGTGAAATATATCCAACCTCCTGCTCACGACCATTCACATTGTCAACTTTGCCTGAAGTCATTAACTGAATATAATCAACAATGGCAAGTTTTATGTTATGATCGCGTTTAAGTTTTTTAAGCTTAACCTTTAATTCAAACACGGAGATTGCAGGCGTATCATCAATAAATATTTTGCTATCAACTAACTTTTGACATTTTAATCGTTTCCTCTGTACCTCTTCATCATTCAAACCTGTTCGCATAAACTTCTCCAATGGTATTTCACTTTCGGCACTTTGTAAACGATTCATTAACTGCATTGATGACATTTCTAAACTAAATATTGACACTGGCTCATTAAAATCTACTGCTGCGTTTCGTGCAATATTTAAAACAAAAGCAGTCTTTCCCATTCCTGGTCGCGCTGCTAAAATAATTAAATCGCTACTTTGCCAACCTCCAGTTATTTTATCAATATCAAAATATCCGCAAGGTATTCCGCTAATACCTTGCTTCGTTCTAATTTCTAAATTGCGCTTTTCACTTTCAAAAAATAAATCGGTTATATTATCAAACTTGCCTACATGAATGGTTTGTGTAACCTTATCAATCATACTTTGACCCTTTTCAAGCATTTCAAACGCATCAACATTATCCTGATAGCTTTCTTTTATAATGCCTGCGGACATCAAAATAAGTTCACGCTGAGTGTATTTTTGAAAAACTATTCTTGCATTATATTCAACATTAAAATCTGCTTTGTTGCACAAAGTTGTTAAATAAAATGTACCCCCTGCCTTTTCTAAGTTACTTGTGCGCTTTAATTCTGTATTTACAGTAATAATTGTTATTGGGCTTGATAATTTATACAGTGTGTAAATAGCCTCAAGTATAATTTTGTGAGCATCTTTATACATCATATCAGGTCTAAAGAAATCTACAATTTCATCAATACAACTTGCACGAATTAATATTGCACCAATAATTGAAACTTCTAAATCATCTGCTTGCGGCGGTAACTTTCCCCACTCTATATTAGCATCATCATCAATTCTAATTGTTTTCTTTTTATTATTTTGCATTTTTACCTCCCCAATTTCCTTTAACTGTTTGTTTTTCTGTTTTCATTTTCTTTGTTGGCATCGGCTTTAAATATGGCAATACATTACGAATTGTATTTTTCCAGTTCGTTATTGGTTTGCCAAATCCATTATACCAATTATCGGCCACAAACGTATCATATTTTGCCGACAATGTGTCTTTTAACGCTTCATAGTCTATATCCAGTGTTTTACAAAAAGAAAGAAACTCATCTCGGGCGGGCGGGAGCTGTTCCATTAACACATTTTCATTTTCATTTTCATTTACATTAAATACATTCTTATTAGCTTGGCTCTCGCTTACGTTTTGCTTCGGCTTCGCTTGTGTTTTGCTTCGGCTTCCGTTTTCATAACGTATCTGATTAGCAATAAGTTGCGGCTTAATTAAAATCCAAACCGAAAGTGAATTGCCTTTCAACTGTGGTTCAATATTTTTGAAAATGAAGTCAAATATCGCTGAATATACTTGCTCTTTCTGTGACTTTGAAGGCAAATTGTCGATAGCTTCATAGAAACTTCGGTAAAAAATTGCTGAATCTCTCATAATTTATATTGATTAGTTTGGTACTTAAAATCGTCTTTTATCATTGCTTTTTGTATGGCATGAAACTTTGAATCAGCGTTTAATGTGTAAACTTTGCCACTTGGTGACTTAATCATAAATATTTTCATATTGTATAAAATTAAAAAAGCCCTTAAAGATTTGCAAGGGGTCTCACGTCCTTGCTCCTCTATAAGGGCCAATATCGTTATGTTTCTATATTGTGAGACCGAAACAACACCGCAAACTTAATGAATCTTCCCCAATGTTGCAATTATTTTATGATGATAATCTTCGAGCCATTTTCGGCATTCGATAACACGTGCTATGATTTCCTGCTCAATTGTAACATCGCGGTGAATGCGGAAAGCTACCCATCGCTCGTTTGCAGGCATATCGTCATAAATAACTTCACCATCATAGTTGGCTTCTTCTGGTGTGTTCATTAGCCCATGAAATACAATAAATTCAGGCTTATCCCATAGACACATATAACCGCGACCCTGCCATTCATAATCAGAGTTTAACCCATCAAATGCTTGTTGTTGTAGTGTTTTACGATTCCATGCAGCCTTAACATCAACTATCAACTGATTTGCAGCTACATCGCAAGTTCCTACCATCCATTCATTGTGCATCGTTAGTTCGTTCTTTTCAGCCATACCAAGCCCAAGTTGTTCAGCCATGAAGTCGATAAGGTCAATTTCAACAAGGTTGCCTTTAGTGATGTATTTAGAGTGTATTTCTTCGCTGTCATTGGCGTACCATTCCATCAAAAATGTTTTGCAAGTTTGGGAAAGTTCACCCGCTTTTTTGCCGTTGCTCATAATCTTACCAATTTGGGAGCAGTGTATTTTAAATACCTTATCCATTCAATTGAGCCTCCACCTCAGAACTTACGATATATTTTTTCTTAATAGCCTCAATCGTAACCGAACCCGCAGCGATAGCAGCCTTAGCCTTTTCGATTTGCTCACCTTGCAATGTTGGCTTCACTGCTGGCTTAGTTGATACACGAACAGCATCGTGTATTTCGCCAAATGCCTTAACTTTTTCGGTTGTAAGTACAATTTGTTTTCCATTCCAATCTTCAATAAAAGCCGAACCCATTAATTTTGTAATACGTTTCAAATTGGTAGCGTTAGCCACCATCGGCTTACATTCGACAAAATGAACGGTGCAGCACTCAGCTTGCCC